ATCGGTTTTCGCAGATTTCGGTACAGTAAGGAACCGCGAGCCCCTGACAAGTTGAAAACAACGTGCTTGGGGCAATAGTGAAACTGGACCTTCAGGCAAAACCTGAAGAAAACAGTAACACCAATGCGGATCCGCCTCTAGGACTGCCTTGAAGTAAGGTAGAGCAGAGGCTGTAACCGAAATAGCTCGAGAGTATTTTTGGTCTGGAGTAGCATCACCTCGACGCAAGTCGAAAGTGGCTCCAGGTCCCAACTTGCAGTCAGCGAGGACATTAGAGACATTTAAGGGCCCAAGAATCATTGAGATTAAACGCTGCGTCCTGAATAGGACAGTTTCAGCGCGGCCATCAAATGGCCGTCTCACATATTCTCGGAATTTCTTATTCGTCTCAAAGCATTGCTGTTCGGAAGATATCCATCTTCCGAGCGCAACCTCACGAGTTTTAATACCCGACTTCAAACCCTTGTACTTAGAAAGGTACTCGGACAAGAAGTAAGATAGAAGAAACTCATGAGAGTTGTTGTCTGCAGGATCGACGGGCAGAAGGTTCAACAATTCTGCCTGGTTGTATTTCATACACAACCATGTCGAAAGAGCCCTCGGAGAGTCAATTGATTCGCAGACAGCGAGAACAACTCGCTTGAGCACATCACTGTGCCTACTCGTCATTTCGAACTCCTAATGTTGCAAGCCCAGCGGATAAATAAAACTATCCGCCGGGCAAGGCGCTGATGAAAAGAGCCCTGGTTAAAAGGGCTTAACCAACGTTTCGACAAGCGCGGTCATTTGCGCTTCGGCGAGAAGGTTGGCGATCATCTTCCGCAGATCCTTACGGTTCTGCAGAGTAGTGCGCTCGGGAAGTACGAACTCCGCAAAAACGCGGGGAGCGTACGCCACTTGTGGACTCGGGGGAATACCGGAAACCGTATTGGTTCCCAGCACCTCCAGAATCGGCTCGTGGAGTCCGACAACAGCACGGAAAGTTCGACCAGCGGAGGAAGTACCCGCGTTGGCCGGGGGCGGACGTTTCAGTTCAGCACTGATTCGCCAGCTACCGATCGCCGCAGTTGCTCCGTTGGCAGACGAGTCTTCGAACCAGAAGACTCCTTTCTCGTCGGGGCCCATCGGGACAAACGTGTGGTTCACTGGGGTTCCCAGTGCGTCCGCGAGGACGATGTTGCTTGCCATGAAGTTTCCTTCAAAGAAGTTCGACACGTGTCGAACGGGTTCTCCTTAGCCCAC